TTTGACTTCAGCAATAATGCGTATATCAGAAATAGAAACCAAATTATATCGCTATGAAAAAGGTATGGAATTATATAAAAAGGTTAGAAAGCTAGGTTTTGTAGGTAAAATTAAGTATCTTCTGTTTGGCAAAACAGATAAAAAGTGATTATATTAATTAAAAACAAGACTAATCATGGATAAAAGCTTAGAAATTTTAAATACTATGCACTATGAATTAGCAAAATTTTTAGTGGATAAGATAAAAACAGGAGAAGCAAAGGCAGGGGATCTAAACGTAGCTAGACAGTTTTTAAAAGATAATGGTATTGAGTGCTTACCTGTAGAAAAGAACCCAATGCAAGAGCTTATGGAGAACCTACCAGACTTAGATGCTGTACCTTTAGCTGATTTATAATTGCAACCACTACCAAAAAAGTTACAAGACTTTAGATATTTCTTAATTGTTACTTGGAGACATCTAAACCTACCAGACCCTACACCTGTTCAGTTAGACATAGCTGAATATCTACAATATGGTGCAAGACGTAAAATTATACAGGGATTTCGTGGTGTAGGTAAGAGTTGGATTACATCTACCTATGTAGTGTGGAGACTTCGTATGAATCCACAGCTAAAGTTCTTGGTCGTATCTGCCAGTAAAGATAGAGCCGATAACTTTACTACATTTACCATGCGTCTTATCAATGAGATGCCAATACTTGCTGATTTGATCCCCAGAGATGACCAGAGAAACAGTAAGGTAAGTTTTGATGTAAAACCTGCACAGGCCGATCATGCTCCCTCATGCTCTTCTAGGGGTGTCTTAGGGCAGATGTCAGGAGCTAGAGCAGATGAAGTTATAGCTGATGACGTAGAAGTTCCTAACAACTCCTATACACAGCCCATGAGAGACAAACTTAGTGAAGCTGTAAAAGAATTTGAAGCGATCTTAAAACCAAATGGAAAGATTACCTTTCTTGGTACACCACAGGTAGAAAATTCTGTGTACCTCACACTAGAAGAAAGAGGATATGAAACAAGAATATGGACAGCTAGATACCCACAGCTAAAAAACAACTATGGAGATAGACTTGCTCCTAAAATACAAAAAGAACTCCTAGAAGGGCTTGTAAAGCCTAATGATCCTGTAGACCCTATAAGGTTCTCAGCACAGGATTTGATGGAACGTGAAGCCTCCTATGGGCGTTCTGGCTTCAATCTACAGTTTCAACTAGATACAACCCTTTCAGATCAAGATAGATACCCTTTAAAAATAAACGACCTAGTAATCGCTTCTGTAAATAAAGAATTTGCACCAGAAAAAATTATTTGGTCTAACAATCCCGAATATGTAATACAAGATCTTCAATGCGTAGGGTTTAATGGCGATAGATTTTATCGACCTGCTCAAGAATTTGGAGACTTCATAGAATATACAGGGTCAGTTATGTTTGTTGACCCATCAGGAAAGGGCAAGGACCAGACCGCTATAAGCTGCGTTAAGATGCTTAATGGTAATTTATACGTCACAGAGTGTTTAGGACTCTCAGGAGGCTACTCAGATGCCGTTCTGGAGAAAATTAGTAAGATTGCTAGAGACAATAACATAAATCAAATACTCGTAGAACAAAACTTTGGCGGTGGTATGTTTGCTGAACTGTTAAAACCCTTCCTTATGAGGTTCCACCCATGCCAAGTTGAAGACGTTAGAAACAATAAGACTAAAGAACTACGCATAATCGACACATTAGAACCTGTAATGAACTCTCACAGGCTCATAATTGACCGCAAAGTGATAGAAAAAGACTTCCGTTCTAACCCTCAAGAAACACCAGAAAGAAGATTAAAGCTCCAACTTGTCTATCAACTATCACGAATATCTCGTCACAGAGGTTCCCTAGTACATGATGACCTTGTTGACTCCCTAGCAGGTGCAGTTGCCTACTGGACAGAGTACATGGCTCAAAATGAAGACCTAAATATCTCTAAAAGAAAAGAAGAACTACTCTCTATTCACACAGATAACTGGAACGACCTAATGAATAACACTATCTGTCAAACTGCTATGGGTATGACCCCTCAACAAATAAGAAATAGTAACGTATCAGACCAAGGTTTTATCAAGGATTTCTATTAGGGACCACTATAGGAGAAAGAACAACATCTACTCACTAAGATTACACTAAGAATATACTTAGGATTTCACTAGGGGGGAGGACCCTTGACCTGCTGCTGCATGATTCCTACCCAAAAAAAATTAGGAACAAAAATTTGAAGGGCTTATACGCATATATAAATTACTAGAATCCCCAATGCCCTATTACTTTTTTATAGAAAAAAAGAAGATATATCTAGTAAAAGCATTGATATAACTAGGATCTTATAATATATCTTATATTATTTGGTGGTATTTCTTGTATCTGGCTTAATTTTGAAGCTGTATATGTCTTTTAGTTATCGATAGGGAGGGTATTGTTACAGAATGTTAAGTTGGATTTCATTAGTGATACTAAGGGATTACAGAGAAAGTTCTATTGAAGCCTTGCAATAGGCAACAGCATATGTAATGATACCAATATCAGATCAAACGATTTGATTCAAACCAAACTTAGAACCACACTATGACAACAACAATTAAAGTATCTACACGTTCAGCTTATGGCCAGACTTATGTAGATGTAATTGATGACAAACAACGAGGTGCTTTGCAGTCTTTGACAGGCAACTCAACTCTCACTCAAAACAATATTAATTGTTTAAAAATTCTTGGCTTTAACTTTGAGTTAGTACAAGAAAAACCACAAGACATCAATTTTTAATTATGTACGGCTACAAAATTATTTACCATTGCTCAGATTTTGACAAACCACAAGAGTTTATTTGTACATCAAAATCATTATTGACAGCAATAAACTATGCTAAGAAATTCATTGAATTTAACCAAAAAAATAACTTAGGTGCATTTTATGAATTAATTACTGTAGTGGAAAACGTTTAACGATTCCTTAGAGCCTACATAGAGTAGGTTCTAAAGAATCCTTAAAAAAGATTCTACAAACCAAACAAACCAAATTGAACCATGACAACACAAACAGAATTAACACTAAGAGATCAATTACAAGATTTCTATAATTCTTTTGAAGGAGAAAAAAGAGAAAATAATTCACATTATTTTTTCTTAAAAGATGAATCTAAAAACAAGTATCAAGACTTAGTTAGAGAGCTTCACATGGGGGAACTTCCAAATGATTGGAGATATGAAACAATTAAAAATCTTGTTTCTAGTTTTCTTGAATATTATTCAGATGATGAGGAGCTTACTTACGACAACTTACAAGATGCTTTAAGAGAATCCATTGCTGATAATTGCTGTGATGTTTCTAATAGCTGTCTTTTTGAATGGCTTGCTGAAATACCATCAAGAGCAACTTTTGAAGATATGTCTTCAGTAATTGGTATTATTGATGATTCAGTTGATTTAGGTTATCTAGCCATGATGCGACAACGTGAAGAAATCGAAATCATGGGTAGTAATATCCTTTATCATTTTGATAACAATTAGATTCTTTCTAGGTGGGCTTCTATGCCTACCTTGAAAGGCTCTCAAACCTTTCACTTGTAAACCTTACATTTAGAACCACAATGGAATCTAAGAAACAAGAGAAAACCTATCTAGCATTTATGTATGTTGGTGGCGGTTCCTCTTGGTATCAAGGTTCGATAGAACCAGAACACGCTGCACTTAAATGTGTAAAGCAAGCCAAGAAAGATTGGAAAACCATTTACAAATGGGAACCAGAAACAAAATGGCAAGTTGGTATTTACGATATGACTAATCACAAATATGGTTGGTCGGCTTCTACTTTTGGAATATTTCCAAGACTTAAAGATGGGAGTGTTTCTAGGAAACGTAAACTTAAGTACCTTAAAACTGTAAAACTTTACTATTAAGTCCACTCAGAATCGCCTAGAAGGTGCTTGTTTTATCTTCTAGGTATCTTTACACCCTTACTTTTTAACCACAATGGAATCTAAACAAATGAAACTATCTAAAGAAACAAGATTTTATTATCTTGATTATTTACAAAAGAAACTAAATCAAAAAGTTAGAGGTCAAGAATTATCGTTGTCAGCATTAGACAATATGCTTTACATGATAATGGAACTCAAAAAAGAAGATCAGTAAACACCAAAGTCAACCCTTAAATTTCCGTAGCCCAAACTTGGAAAACTTATTTTCAAAAATAAATGGGTTGACTTTTCTTTTATCCTTTGGCATACTTATATACAGGTATGCCAAATACCACTAACCAAACCACAGGAGCCACAAAGCAATGACTACCTTAATTGTTTGGGTATGCTTAGTAATTCTTTTGTATATCTTTCTTAAGAATTTTATTAATCATGCCTAGATCAAAGACTGCTACTCTCTGGGAGCTTGATTGCATACTTCATAGAGTTGCAAAACTTACCGATAGAGACTTTACTATCTTTCCGCCCTCTGATGAAGAGGGCAATCTCTCAGTAGATGAAACTATTGAGTGTTACAAAAAAGAAATTGTTAAAACAATTAACCAAATCAAAACTAACTAAACAGAACCATGACACAACGCTTCGTAAACATTTCAGTACAAGGTACAACACCTTTACTATGTGGAAATGTTAATTACTCTGACCCAATAGGAGAACATCAAAAATGCAAGAAATTTTTTACTGATAAAAAAGGTAATGCAAAAACAGATGGAGTCCATAGGGCTATTCGTATTTTGGATTGGCTTTACTCTGGCTATTGGAAAAAAGAAGGTAAAGTTACACTTGATGAAAGTGAAAACTCTGTATCTTTTGAAGGGTTTAGTAACCCTTACTTGCCAGCAGCTAACCTACAAAAATGTTTGAAAGAAGCTGCTAAGAAATGGAAGCTTGGTAAAGATGTATCAAGAGCTATCTTTGTTGACACTAATCCAGAGATTAATTTTGGTGCAAAGAAACCAGAAGAAAAAGATGCTTTGAATTTAATTAATTCAAGAGAACCAAAGTATCAACTCGCAGCTTTTACAAGAAGGGGTGTATGGGTAAACAGATTATTGTTTCCTAACTGGTCAGCTACCTTTCATCTCATTATTGATGACGAGCTTATGGGTATGGACCAGCTAAGACGTATAGCTAACATGGCAGGTAAAGCTGAAGGGCTTGGCACTTGGCGACCTAGATATGGCAGGTTTGTCGTAACAAATTTACAGGAGGTAGACGAATGAAGCCTAACGCTGAAGATTATCCTATTCAAATTTGTGGTATTGCTTGGCGAGAACTTAAAAAAGGTCAAACCATTGATGCTGAAAAGGTAGAAGAGATGTACTTTCTTCTATCAACAAAAGGATTTATCCCTAAATCTAATCACTCTAATAGAGATATTAGTTTTAGGTCTTTACAAGTTAAAGAATGGATAGATGAAAGCAGGGTTTCAATAGGTAAACCTTTAGTTATTAAACAAGACAAAGGTGCTTTGTATATTTTAACTGACGAAGAAGCTGTATCTTATCTTGATAAGAGAGCTTATACAGGTTTGAACATACATAAAAGAGCCACTAGAAAAATGTTTAATAGGATTGATGAAGATAATCTTAGTCAGTATGACAAAGATAGACTTCATTCTAATCAAGGTCGCCATGCCTTTATTTCATCTGCTGTTGATGGTGCAAAGAAACAAGTAGTGCGGATAGAAAAAGATGGTGGTACTATCCCAAGAATAAAACCACCAGATGAAGATTAGTTTGTAGGCATCTTTATGTGTAAGTCCTATTTCTAGCTAGGCTTAGTCCCGTTAGGCCATGCAGTTTGCATCAACTCCCCGAAATACAATCGCTTGCTAGTTCCACGATTAAGAACTAGCTTTAACACCTCTACAACTTAATAGGTTTGCGAGGTGAACCGACCCTGTTTTGCGACTAATTGACAGGTTATGCTGCACTATTTCACGCTTAGAAAATCAGCACTTCTCAATCGTTTAAGGTTCACGATTAAAACCTTTTTTAACACCTCTACAACTTAATAGGTTTGCGAGGTGACTTACCATTGCCCCTGTATTCGCAGAAACGTGTCGCCATGTGCAGCCCAGCACCGCCCAACAATACAATCGTTGTAGGTTTACGATAAAACCTTCTTTTTTTATTTGATATTGAAATGAATTTTATGGAAGAGATTAACGAAGAAACTCAGGCCATGCTGAAACAAATCAGCATACGCAAGGCTGAGAAAACATCAGTAGCCAAGAAAAGGATTGCTGAATTAAAACAACTAATTAAATTCTGGGAGGAATCACTTTGACCAATGAAATGTACTAAATGCGAAAGCCTAGACGTTAAAGTTCGTGAAACTATTTATAGAAAAGCTGAACTAACTAAAGGCTTCCGAAACAAAAGCATCACACCTTATGTCTATAGACGTAGGGTGTGCCTTTCTTGTGGTCATAGATTTACCACAAGAGAATATACAATCCCTGATCTTATCGCCTTTGGTAAACAGGGCTATCTTGAAATGATAGATGACCTAGAAAAAAACCTTTAAAGAACCACCATGAAAACTAAAATGCCTACACTTTCTGAAGCAACTAGAGTTGTATATAAAAGAAGAAAGAACGGAACCAAATCTGCTACTAATTTTTTGATAGGAATGAAGCATAACATCAAAGCACTTGGTGACTTACCAGTAAATAAAATTACTAGACCTATGGTTAACAAGATGATGGATATTCTTAAGCAAGAACGTAAGAATAGTAATGCAGTAGTCAATCAAAAGATGGGCTACCTAAGAGTCGTACTTCAAGAGATGGAGGAAGACGGATACATTGAGATGATTAAGTTCCCAAAACCTAGACCAACAAAGAATACTAAGGTTCATTATCTAACTGAGGATATGGAAAAAGATTTATTAGATTATCTTTATTCAAAACAAAATCCAAACACTTGGCTAGCAGCAGAAATTATTAAATGTTTAATTGATTTAGGTTGCAGAGTAAATGAACTAATGAATCTAGAAAACAGATTTGTTGACTTTGAAAACAATCAAATTAATTTTAACGATAGAAAAAACGATCAAGCTGTAGCTGTACCTATGACAGATAGAGTGCAAAAGATAATGAAAAAATGTCTTTCTTATAGTGGAAGACCAACAGAAAAAGTATTTTGTGGTGTTAATTATGCTTGGTTAAATAATATCTGGCAGAAGGCTAGGAAGGACTTAGGTTATGCCGATAAGAAGTTCTATACCATACACCTATGCCGACATACCTGTGCATCAAGGCTAGTACAAAGAGGAGTACCGATATTACTGGTTAAGGATTGGCTAGGCCATGAGGACATAGAGAACACCATGATCTATGCACACCTCGCACCTAAAGCACTTCATAGTGTGGTCGGAGTATTGAATGATTGAGCCTAGCAAAAAACAGTTAGAACTTGAAGCTAGTATCTCAAGCATCTCAGCCTATAACAAGATCAGTAAACAAAACAAAAATATAGAGAAGGGCAGGGAGTCAGAGAACTATTATGCTCGCAACATCATAGAGTCAGGACTACAGAAGTTAAGCAAAGCAATACAAGATCATATAGATGAAAGTCTTAGCGGTAAGGTAGGAGTTAAAGCTGTTTCTGCTTTGTTTCTTTCTCAGTTCCCAGACGTAGATGTAGTTGCCTTTATTGCTTTTAAAGTATTACTGGATAATGCTTCGCAGTTAAAGACAACTGTATCTACTGCACTCAAGATAGGGCAGATGCTAGAAGACGAACTTAGGTTTACCAAGTTTGAAGAGCTAGACCCTAAACATTTTAAGAACATAAAGAAACATACCAGAGATACCAAGAACGAAGGCTACAAAAGAAACCTTATGGTCTATCACATGAACAGTAAAGGCCATGAGTTTAAGACTTGGACAAGGGGTAATAAACTTAAGGTTGGGCTTAAGTTGATTGAGTTGATAATGATAAAAATTAATATGGTTAACCTAGTAAACAAGAAGGTAGGTAAGACAACCACAAGTTATGTTGTGTTTACTGATAGGTTTATGAAGTATATAAGACAGGGTAGATCAAATAGGATTGCTGCCTTTCCTATCTACCTACCTTGTCTAGATGTACCTCGCCCTTGGAAGTCGATTGACAATGGTGGTTACTTTACAGACAGGCTTAAAACAAAAGCTATCAAGAGTTCTAATCAAGACTACCTAAACACACTACGAGGAGAAGACTTAACAACAAGTCTGAAAGCGTTAACTCTAGCGAGTCAGACAGCTTGGGGTGTAAATCAATTTGTATTAGAAACTCTTGAATATTGTTGGGAGGAACGAATAGAGGTTGGTTCATTGATAGATAGGGAGCTTGCAGAATTGCCAACAAAACCACTCGATATAGATACCAATAAGGAAGCAAGAAAAGAGTGGCGGTATATGGCTTCTTTAATCCATGATATGAACGCACAGAATATGGTCAAGCGTTATCAGATACTATCCATGATTGATACAGCAAAAAGATATTGTGACGAAAAATTTTTCCATGTTTTTCAAATGGATTTTTGCGGTCGTATGTACCCACTAACTGCACACTTCCACCCACAAGGTAATGACATAGCTAGAGGGCTGCATAGATTCTATGAAGGTGCAGAGATAAAGACTAAGCAAGACTTGAATTGGTTAGCCATAGCAGGTGCAAATCATTGGGGTATGAACAAACATACCTATGAGGAAAGACTAGAGTGGGCTTACATAGAAGGAACTGATCTAGCAGAAGAAGTTTATAAAGACCCGATAGGTAATGTTGGTATATGGGGTAGAGCTAAAGAACCTTTCCAGTTTCTTGCTTGGTGTAAGGAGTGGTCGGAGTTTCAGATTACAGGGTGGGGGTATATCTCTCATCATGTTTGCTGTCTTGATGGTACGAACAATGGCTATCAACATATAGCAGGTCTTATATCTAATCAACATCTAGCAAACAAAGTTAACTTACAAAATGTTAATGAACCGCAAGATTTATATAAACAAATCCTTGATGTTCTGTTGATGCTACTAAAGTATGACAAGTCTGAACAGGCTGCAATTTGGTATGCACAGAAAGATAAGTTGACAAGAAAGTTTATAAAGAAACCTGTACTTATGATTCCATATAACTCAACCACGTTCGGGATAGCAAACTACATAGAAAAATATTTTGTAAATGAAAATGTTTTTATCGCAAAAAATTTTAAGAATAATTTTTATCTGGCAACCATGATTGAACAGGCGGTTAAGTATGTAACCCCAGAAAGCTATGAAGTATTGAAGTACTTGCAAACTACAGCTTTATGTTTTAACAAAGAGAATAAACCTATTTCTTGGCATACACCATCAGGGTTTTTTGTTCAACAGAACTACTACAAGAATGATGTTAAAAGAGTTAAGACTAAACTAAGTAACTCAAGTGTCAGGCTTAGTCTTGCTGAACCAGATACTACTAAGGTGGATAAACGTAGACAGGCACAGGGTTTTCCTAGTAATTATATACATAGTCTTGACGCTGCACATTGTCACATGAGTTTGGTTGAAGCTAGTAAGCATGGACTAAAAAACTTTTGTGTTATCCACGACTGTTATGGAAGCCCTGCAAGTGAGCTTCAAAGGTTTATTGAATGTGTAAAGCAAAGTTTCTTTAACATTTATAGTGACAACAATTTGGATAATCTATACCATCAAACAACACAACAACTAAGTGATACAAGTAAGTTACCAGCAGCACTAGATATGGGAGACTATGATATTACAGATGTGTTGACAGCACCATATATATTTACATAGCAAGAGATCGAGGTATAGTTAGGGAACGTCTTTTATAGACGCATTAAAACGGAAACCAAACCAAGGTATCAAACATGGAAGATCTCAAGCCAGAGACTATTAAGATAGTCACACCTAACCCTACTAACTTTAGGTATTCATATCTTGTAACCCCTGACGAGTACAAGGGTGTCAAGAAATATAAAGCAGAATGTCTTATCAAGAAAGGCATTATGATGAAAGATGAAATGGGTAGAGAAGTTGATGCAGTAGAACATATCTACTCACAGCTAGAAGAACTACTAGAAAGATGGAAAGTTTCATTGAAAGAATACTATCCAGATAGAAAGTTTACCCTTACTAAGAATAAGTTTGGAGAACCATCTCTACCTTATTACTTAGAAGATGAATATTTAGTCATTAAGACAAGTAAGAAGGCAGGTGGAGTAAAACAAAATGGTGATGTATGGACTAATCCACCTGTTACTTTCTGGGCTAACGAAGACCCACTACGTCTAATGACAGACGAAGAAAAGAAAGAGTACGAAAAGATTAGTCCTATGACAGAAGGGCAGATGTCTATGAAGTGTAGTGGCTATGACGCAGGTGCTAATGGTGTCGGTATCAGATGCCAACCTTTACAAGTCATAGTAAGAAAGCACGTTGAATGGACAGGCAGCCCAGACTTTGAAGCAGCACCACCGAGTAGTTATGAAGAAAAAAGTACTGCGTCAACAGCAGCCGACTTCTAAATACAAGAGTAAATTTGAAAGTCAATTTGCTGACAACTTAACCAAAAAGAAAATTATCTTTACCTATGAAACTCTCAGCATTGACTATGAAATCACTTGCACCTATCGCCCTGACTTTATCCTCAACAATTTTATTGTTGAAACGAAGGGCTACTTCTCGAAAGAAGATAGACGCAAACATCTTGCGATTAAGGAGAAACGACCCGACTTAGATATAAGGTTCTGTTTTCAAAATAGCAGAACCAAACTATCCAAAGCCAAGAACTCTATCTCTTA